ATCAAGAAATGATGAAAAAATAAGCAAACTATTAAGATTAGAGAAACATGAAGGTTATGGATTATTTGTTTGTATTATTGAATCATTACATGAAAATGATGGTAAAATAGATTTTGATTCATTAGTTTATTCAACAAGATGTAAAAACAAAAACAAATTAAAAAGAATATTAAATGATTATGAGCTATTTTATCAAGATGATGATAACTTATATAAAAATATAAGAGTTGATGAACAATTATTAGAAAGAAAACAAGCATCCAAAGATGGAACTACAGCAGCAAATATAAGATGGGAAAAAGAAAAAAATAAAAAAAATGAAAATGAAAATTTATAAATGTTTAGCATTTATAGTAAGTGTAAATGACAACTATTATTTATTAAGTGATATAAATTATTTGAAAGGTTTATCAATATTAAAAGAAGACTTTGTTTTTTATTTTACTAAACCCTAAATAATTGATATAATGACAATTAAAAATTAAATGAAAATAATTTGAAAATAAATGACAAAAAGTTAAAACAAAGAGCATAAACATTTATATATAATAAAAAAAACAAATAATTATGAAAACAACGAGACAAAAGATTAAAGAAGAAATTGAAATTCTAAAAGGTTATTCAGCTGAATGGTTCAAAGAAGGCCTAAAAACAAATGAGGATATTTATTCTTTAGCACATTTTATGGGTCAATTTATGGATTACAATGTAGATGGAGTAAAGATTGTATGGGCGAAAGACAATTGAAAATTTCTGATAAAAAAGAAGTTATTGCTTACGCTGAATATAGATTGACGTTATTACCTAATGACATTTATGAAATATTCAATTTTAAAGCTGTAAAACCATCAAATAATGTGAATGTATTAATGAAAAAATAAAATAATTATAAAAAACAACAAAAAACAATTAAAATTATGAAAACAGAAACAATTTGCATAAAAAAACATAAAAAAGTTCGTTATGGTGGAGGAACATATAATGTACGTTATGGTAATACATCTGATATTATCAAAAATAATAAGATGTATGAATATTATACATGTAAAACTACAGGAGAATATATTGAAAAATATGGTAATGATTTATGGCTTGGTTATGGTTCTTTGAATTATGTATTAGTTGTAGATAATGATAAACATGAATATTTATATGATATTGAAAAATTCAATAAATATTTTATGGAAAAACAAGATTTAAGAAAATTAAAACTTGAAAAACTCAATAAAGTATTTTCAGAATAAAAAAAACTAAAATTATGGAAAAAGTAATATGTAAGAAAAGACATAAAAAAGATGATTGGAACATTATAGAAAAAGGAAAAGAAGCTATAATGAGATTTAGTAATAAATGGGAAGAAGTATATGTTGTATATGTTAATATAAACAATAATGCTGAGATTTATTTTTATGAAGAAAAAGATTTCAATATTTTCTATAAAACACTTAAACAAGTAAGAAAAGAAAAACTTGAAAAATTAAATAAAATCTGAATCCAAAACAATGGGTTAAAAAAAAACAGCAATGAAAAGTAAAAAAACAGATTTCACAGACACAATGACAAAAATTATGCAAAGACATGGAATGTATGATTGTTATGATTTATCAAGAGATATATCACACAAAAAAACTGGTAACTTATGGATTGAATGTTTTATCAAATCAGATGAAAAATGGTATGATTCAGGTATAAATATTGACAATGGTTATTTTCTATATGTTGTTGGTGATTTAGACCAAGATTATTACATATTATCAAAAAAACATCTAAACACAATAAAAAACAAACATGAATTACGAACAACAAAAGACGGATTACACAAAGGATTTTTGTTATCAATCAAAGAAGCAAAGCATTTAAGTATTGTTTCATTTGACCAACAAATAAACACATTTGGGACACTTTAAGACAAAAGCCAATATAACTATTAAAGACTTGTAACAAGACAATTTATAGTTATCAAAAACAAATTATTATAAAATGAACATTTTAAAAAAAGCAGATGAAATCGTAAATCAAAGAAGCGAAGAGAAGGAAAGAAATTATGGTCCATTTGACCAATCTATGACAAAAATGAGAGATATATTTAATGCAATGAGTGGCAAAGATTTGACAACTGAAGATATGTATTATGCTATGATTGCTTTGAAGTTCTCAAGAATGAATTTTTCATATCAAGAAGATTCAATGTTAGATGCAGTATCTTATTTAGGTGCTCTCAATAATTATAAAGAAAAAGAAAGATTGATTGCTCATTCAATTGAAATGGAAAATAAATTGAATGATTTGATAGATAATCGAAAGAATAATACTGGACGTCCTGTCAAATTTGATAATTCGATAAAAATAGATGTATTATATGATTTATTCTTTGAAAAGAAAACTCCAAAAGAAATACAAGAGAAATATTTTATTAGCAAACCTACATACTATAAGTTTATAAAAGAATATGAAGAAAATATGGATTACTTAAAAGATGAGTATGAAGAATTTATTTCAAATACAAAAAATAATGATATAAAATAATGAAAGCACTTATTATTCAGATTAACCAAAGAATGGCAATTGAAAAGAAAGCATATAAATATGTTGAAGTGACCTATGCTAAAAAATTCTTAAAAGAATACTACAATTATGATGTAGTTGATATTGCAGAAAAAAAGATTAAAAATGCTGACAACTCATATTTAGATATAAATAAAGTATGTTTTTGTGATTATGATGACTTAATCGTAATTGGTTCTCCAATAAACTTTTTTGGTGGTATTGTTGGTGAAGAAGTTTATACTAAAATAAGAAAAGTTGCTCAATTTAATGGCAGAATATTTTACCTACTTACTGACCCTGAATTATTTTACCAAAATACAGCCAAAATCATTTTTAAAAAGAATGAATCATTAACTATAGATGAAGTAAATAATTATACTGAAAGAATGAATAAAGCAAAAGTATTATTTACTGGTAATGACTATGAAAAGTATTGCAAATTAGTTGAAAAGAAATATAAAGACAAACTTGAATTAGGAGAAACAATAAAATTGTTTGAACATATGTTTAAGTCAATAGAACTACCAGAGTTTTACAATTTTAAAAAATACGATTTAATATATTATGGTTCAAACAGAACTTCAGATAGACAATTTTCATTGATGAGATATTTTCATGAAACTCGATTAAATAAACTTTTAATTGGTGTTGATAAAATCACATTTGAAAGCACTACATCACTCGCAAAAGTAAATCACAGTACATTATTAAAACATATAAATAGTTCAAAATACAATCTCTGTATAGCAGATAAAGCACACAATAATAACTGGATTACATATCGTTTTCTTGAAGGTATTGTTTGTAATACTGTAAATATGATTGATTTGAACTATGACAATAGAACATTATACAAACATGATTTATTGAAGCAAATGTGTTATGTAGAATCTATTGATGATGTTTATACCAAAATGCAAGAAATAGAGTTGTACAATTTATATGATGAAATAATTAGACTACAAAAAATTGAGTTTTTAAGAATTACAGCATAAATGGCAAAAAGTCATATTTTTTGATTTATATATATAACAATAAACTAAGGTTTTTAACCTTTAAAAAATTATCCAAAAATGAATGAAATTAGCAGTTATCAGAAAAAATGTAAAGACACCAACAAGAGGAACAAAAGGTAGTGCAGGTATTGATTTTTATTTACCTTCAGATTATGAATCAATAATTATCCAACCAACAGAAAGTATTTGTATTCCATCAGGAATCAAAGTTGAACTTCCAAAAAATACAGCACTTATAGCAAACAATAAATCAAGTATGGGCAAACTTGGTTTAATTGTAGGAGCATCAGTAGTTGATGAAGATTATACTGGTGAAATACATATTAACTTATGGAATGTATCAAATCATTCAATAGTATTAGTTGCAAATCAAAAAATTGTCCAATTCATTTTAACTCCAGTTATATATGATTTTGAAGTAGTTGATATAAATGAACTACATACAACACCAACTGAACGTGGTAATGGTGGTTTTGGTTCTACTGAATCAATAAAAAATAATCAAAATTTATAATGAATTATTTTGATTGTGCTCAAACTGCATTTGAATACTACTATAACTATATATCTCTATTTGGTGAAGAATTTGATAATACTAAATCAATATTCAATGAAGGATTTTACATTGAAAATCCTTCATATAGAAATATAGATACACAATACCGTAAATGGAAGAAAGATTATGCTGAGAATGAGTGGAACTGGTATATGTCAGCAAATCCTGATGCAACTGAAATAGCAAAATCCGCCAAAATATGGTTGAATATGATGAATGAAGATGGTACAGTAAATTCTAACTATGGTTACCAATGGAATAGAGGCAATCAAATTGAATATGTAGTAAATGAATTAACTAAAAATCCTAATTCAAGACGAGCAAGTATTTCATTATATGATGCTAAAGAAAATAATTTATATGAACGTGACACTATTTGCACATATGCAATCAACTTTATGATATTACACAACAAATTAAATATGAGTGTTCTAATGCGCTCTAATGATTTGTGGTATGGGTTCTGTAATGATCAATATTGTTTTAGTTTATTACAAGAAATGATTGCACAAAAATTAAATGTTGAAGTAGGTACTTATTATCATTTTGCAAACAACTTACATATTTATAATAAATTCCTGAATAAAAATAATTAAAATAAAATGACAAAAGAAGAACAAGAAAAGTTAGAAAAAGAAATTGAAGAATTCTTACTAACAGATGAAAGTAGAAGATTTATTGAACAGGAAACATTTATTCAATCTTTGAAAAAAAATCGTAAAATAAATGTAATAAATGAGTTAGGGAGTGAAGCCAAAATTATATATAATAAAAATAATCAATAAAACTATGGATGGATATATTTTTGGAGCAATACAAATTACGTTACTGGTGTGTTTAATAATAAGTTCTTTAATGATTTATCATTCAAAATTTAATGACAAAAGAAATGAAAAATAAAAAGTACACTATAATGTATGAAGTAAAAAAGGAAGATAAAGATTTTCCACTTACATTTCGTCAATTAGTTATTAAACTAAAGCAAATAGACAGAAAAGAAAAATTAGATAAACTTAAATGGAAGGAACAATAATTTGTAATAAAAGAATAAAAATTGAAAATGAAGATAGAATAAACTTAGTAGCATATTCATTTAGATTAGAAAGTGAATTATTGGAAGATTTTAAGGAATTGGCAATTCTTGAAGATGAATCTGTTGGTTGGATAATGAGGACAATATTAAATGATTATATGAAATATTATAAATATATAAAATCAACTAAAGATGAAATACATTAATGAAACTGACTTTTTTTATGAAATTAAAATATCTAAAGGCAAAGGAAAACTAACTAAAAAAGCTGAAGATATGATGATTCTTATTGCTAATGAAATGATTAAGAAATTTCAATATGTTGATTATAGAAATAGATATGATTGTAAACAACATGGACTTTTATGCATGTTTCTTCAATGGCAAAAATTTGACGAAAATAGGTATGATAAGGCCTTCCCATACTTTTCAGAATTATGCAAACGTGGTATTGCTAAATGTTTTACACAAATTATAAACGACCAAAAATGGTATCAAAAAACACCAGCAATTGTAATCAATGTCAATTTTGGTTTAATATCTTAAAAATGATTTTACTATGAATATTAAACTTCATAAATTGCTAAATGAAAATTACAATGAATTATTCAACAATTATTGCAAATACAATGATAAAAAGAAACTAATTAATTCATGTTCCTGTGAAGATATATTTGGTGAAAAAATACTTTATTTTTTGCAACTTGATATTGAAGAACCAACACTTGATATATTAAAAACATTTCTAAAAACAAAAAGAAAAGAAATTAAATATGTCAAGTGTATTGAGTATAAAGATTACCATATTGAAAAAAATGAAAATGAATCATTTGAAGATAAAATACAATATCTTTTTGTTGATTACAGAAAAATTAAATAATGACTATGAAAACACACGAAGAAGTAAAAGAATATCAAAGACAATATAGAGAAAAGAATAAAGGAAATAAAAAATCAAGATTTAATAAGTTTGTCAAAGTTGAATATAAAAATCCTGATGATTTATATTACAATCAAAAAAATAAGAAAACATAAATGCCAACAATCAATAAACCAATTAAAAAACTAAGCAATTATAATCACAACAGAAATATAGCACAAAAACAAGTTTACAATACTACACGCTGGAAATCTTTAAGACTACTTAAAATACAAAATAATCCACTTTGTGAAGAATGCTTAAAGAATGACAAAGTTACAACAACAGTTGAAGTACATCATATTCAACCATTTTTAACAGGCAAAGATTTAGAACAAATAAAATTCTTAGGATTTGATTACAACAACCTTATGAGTTTATGTACTGAATGTCACGAAAATAAACATAAGAAATAATAAACATAGTTGTGGTCTCTAGACCAGAGAGGTTGTACGACCTCCGATCGGCCCGGAACAAATCCTCGGTTTGGAACCGGGGTTTTTAACAATTACAATTATTCTAACATCTTTATTATTAATTAGTTGTCATCCTGACAAAGTTGAATCAGAACATAAAATATTTAATGAAGTTAAAAATGCTGATGAAATATTTGGTCTTTTTGATTTGAAAAGGATTTGATGAATCAAAATAAAAAACAATCACTTTATTATGGTGATAACTTAAAAATAGTCCAGAAATAAATCCTGGACTATTTTAATTTTCAAATCAATATTATTATCAACCTTTAAGTTTAAGTTCCTTAAATGGCTTAGGAATGAAGTTAAAATCAAGTTCTACATCAGATGCAAGTAAGTCAACAATAGATATATAACCCCATTCAGCATTTTCAACATCACCAAGATTTGCATAACCAAATGCTTGATATTGACCACCAACTTCTAAACCTGCTTCTTTGTCATCAACTTCATTGCCTTTGTCTTTTTCAACAATATACCAATCACAATAACCATAAAAATAATGAAGCCAGACAACTTTGTCTGGCTCATCAATTTCTTCAGTTTCATAACTACTCGGCATTTTTTCAATAATCTCTGAAATCATTTTGACAATCTCTTGAGCATAAACTGATTCTTCAGTTCTGTAAATTGAGCATAAAACTCTGATTTGCATATTAGACACAAATGGCCTAATTGTTTGAATACCAATAAAAAAATCTTCATCTTGTTTTTTCATGTTGTAAGTTTTAATTTATATTTAACATAAGACAATATGCAATTATATACAAAACCTACGACACGAAAAAACTTTAATCAACTGAAATACACAGATATAGCATTTTATAATCCTAAAACTCTTTTACGTGTTTCTATTATAAATTCTTCTTTTGTTATACTTGTATCTAATAAAAGTTCATCAAATTTTATTTGATACAAATACAATATTCTTTTTTCATGACTCCATCTGTCATATTCTTTCATTGACTTTGGTGGTTTAATTAGCGGAATCTTAGTTGAATCTATTTTAAACCCTTCTGATTGTATAATTTGTTTTTTCATTTCTTTCGTTTTGAATCATATATTAATAATTCAAGTTCATCGTTGGTATTCTCAATTGTATTCAATTCATTTTCAATAATAAATTGATATACATTACAATTATATGATTTACATATTATACATACTTTGTCAAATGAACTTTCATTGTCAGCATAAAAAATAACGTTATTATTTTCTTCTTTAAAGTCACCTGTTGTTGTAAATTCATTTATATCAATTTCAAATTCATCACCATAATAATTATCTTCAAATTGTGAATATTCTTTTTTATTCTTGAATTGAATAACAATCTTACTATATAAATCAAATGTTATATCATTATAATCATTTAATCCAACAGCACTAACAACATGATATAAATCTCTTCTACTAAATCTAATTCTCATAAAATCTTTATAAGCTCTCATCGTTTTTTTCATATTTTTAATTTTTAAATTATTTATTCTTCTTGTCTTTCTAACCAACATTCAACTATATCATCCATCATTTCTTTCTTTACATTATCAAATAAATCACATGCAAAATTTGTAAATTCTTCCCATTTATCATCTGTAAATGTAATTTCATACATTTCTTCAATATCACTTCTACAATAATGTGATTGAACCATCCAATTTCGTTCTATTCTTAAATACATAAGAATATCCCAGTCTTTCATTTTTTCAATTTCCATAATATTTAATTTTTAATTGTTTATTTTATTTTAATTCTAACATCTCATCATATAACATACTAATTCATGAGGTGCTTGTATATAATCTGTAACTAATCCTAAATGGTCATTATAATCAAAACCTTTATGACCGTTTATAATGTACATTTTCAATTGAATTCCTTCAAAAACTACATCTTTTGGCATACTATAAATAAAACCTTCTGATTCTCTAAATGATTTTTCAATATTATACAATTGAAAACCATCTAAACATCGTACATTCAATAATCCGTCATCAGGATAACCTACTTTTATCCTATTTTCATTAGATAAAGTTTCAAAATAAATAGAAATATTTTTGAAGTGTTTTCTATTTTTATCTAAAATCCATTTAAATTGTTTTTTCATTTCATAAATATCAATCATTATTACAGGAGAAACAATTTTAGATTCAAAAATCTTATTAAATACTGGGTTCATACTTTTTTCAATTTTAAAGGGTTTAATATTTGTAATATTTAATTTTTATATATGTACATTATACCATTATCATCATCATCTTTTAGCAATTTTAATTTAGTTAAAACATAAATGTTAAAACAAAATATAATTTTTAAACATTCATCATTTTTAAATACATCATAATCATAAATCATTTTATCAAGTTGTTTAAAATATTCTAATGAATGAATAATATGATCTTGAAAATATTCATTGTAATAATTTTCACAATCATTAAAAACTA